GAACCCGCGCCCGAGCGCCGTAAAGATCGTGCCGCCCTGCAGGTTGCCCGAGGCGTTCAGCAGCCCCGTGCCGAAATGGCTCAACGCTGCACGACCCGCGATTTCTTTCTCAGCCGGCGTCATGCCAGGCAGCAGGAACGGGCCGCCCAGCGCCTCGCCCACCTTCGACACCCAGCTACGCTCGACCGGCGTATCGTCGCGCGCTGGTTGCGCCTGGCCCTGCTGCAACAGCGCCAGATACGGCGCGAGCTGCGCTAATACGTCCGGCGATGCTGCTGGTGCCGGGGCGGTGGTGTCATCTGCCATATCAGAAACCCAATAACCCGCGCGTATTGCTCTGCTGCACCGGCTGTGCGTGACCGCTCATGGCACTTTGCATGTATTGGTTGCGCCGCTCGGCCAGCATTCGCACCAGCGCATCGAGCGACACTTGCGTGGTGGGCCGTCCGACACCGCCGGATTGCGCCTGCCCGCTGACGGCTGCCGGCGCGGCCACACCCTGTTGCTGCTGGCTTTTGCCAGCCCCGCCAAGATCACCGAGCGCGCCAGCGACCTTGCCCCAGTTCACGGCACCAAAAACACTTGGCATATAGGGCGCGGAGCCGATCGACAGGCTATCAGGCAGCGTCGCACCCTGGGGCAACGAAAGATCCACCAGACTCGGATCGATGTCCTGCAAGGAAGCATGTTGCGGATCATCCAAAATGCCCATTCCAGCTTGCTCCTAGGCAAACAGCGAGATGCCCTTGGCCGCAAGGCCAGCAGCACCGGTGATAGTATCGAGCAGCCCAGCGTTCTTGGTCGCGGTCGAGGTGCCGGACCCTGCGGTGTTGGATGTCGTGCCGTAGGGCACCGCACCCACCGAGGACAGCAGCAAATCGAGGTTCTGCACCGGCCAGTCCTGTGCTTGGTAGAAATTGCCCATCTGGGCATCCAGCAGCGCCTGCTGCTGCTGCTGCTGCGAGCCACCCGCCGCCTGCAACGCCCCAGCCTGTTGTTGGGTGAGGTTCGCGTTCTGCAGCGCCTGCGTCGGCAGTTGTTGTGCGGCGGTCAACCCCGCCTGCAGGTTGTTGGCGCCCAGCGTGCCGGCCTGCTGCTGCGCCGCGTTGTAGCCCTGCTGCCCCAGCCCAGCGAGCATATTGGCCGCGTTGTAGCCCTGCTGCGATGCCTGTGAGGCCAGGTTGTAGCCCGGCGTCAAAGCCTGGCCCCAACCCTGGTTGAGCATGTTGCCAACTTGCAGTTGGGTGCCGAGCGCGGTCTGCGCGTCCGCCACACCCTCCTGCACGCCCTGCCGCGAGCCGCCAAATGCACCGACGTTGTTGGCCTGCCCCGATATGCCCTGCTTGGCCAGAGCAAGTTGCTGCTGGCCGGCCTGCAGCATTGGGTCGATGACATTCTGCGAGTATGGCGACATCAGCGCGGTGGCGTTGGCGCCCACCTGCTGCGCGGTGGCCGGCGAGGCGTTGCCGAGGTAGCCACTCAACAACCCCTGCGCGGGGTTCATCACGTTCTGCTGGTAGCCGCCATAGAGTTGCCCGGTATCGGCACCAACCTGGCCGGCGGTGACCGGCGACGCGCTGCCCAGCAATCCCTGATAAGCGTTGGCGGATGCCTGGAATGCCGGATCTTGCATGCCCTGTAGATCGCGCACGCCCTGATACGCCGCCTGCGTATCCTGCGGAACGTCGGCCACCTGCTGGCCGGTATAGGGGACATAGGGGCGCTGCGCGAGCTGCTGCGCCGTGCCGACCGCGCTCTGCCCAGCCTCCTGCAGCCACTGCGGGATCTGGGTGACGGTCATACCCTGCTGCGACGTGTTGGTGGTGGTCGAGCCGCCCTTACCGCCGCCGCCCATAGTCAGCCTCCCCTGTCAGCGGCTTGTAGAAGTTCGGATGAAACGGTCGCCAGCCGGTCGGCGCTGCAACGCGGCCCCAGCCTCGACGCCCACATGCCGTCGCCACCGTACAGCCATGCTCAATCGCCCACGGATTAATCTCGTGCTCCAGGGCCAGGCACTGCTTAAGCTCGCCGGCAATCAGCCAGTAGTGAATCGCCTTCCGCAGCGGAAAGTCATGGATCTCGGTAACGATCATGCCATCACCGTATTGCCACCACTGCGCCTTGCCATCGCGGATCAACCCCGCCACGTCGCCTAGCGTGTGCGTTGGCCCGCCGTGCTGTAGAGCGCGCTCCATGCGAGCACGGCGCTCATCCTCGGTCATCGCGGCACCATCTCGGTCACCACGGTGCCGGCATCGTCCACCGACAGCCGCCACGTCGTGCCGTTCGGCGAGACCATTCCGATGAACGGAAACGCCGTCGATGTACCACCCGCGTCCTGCTTGCGGTTCAGGGCATCGGCGATTGCTGCCAGCCGCTGCTCCAGGTTGCCGCTGACGGGTGCGGTGAACGGTGCGGGCGGATGGTAGGGACGGGTCATCAGCGCCGGCCGCCAGCGCGCATCTCTAACCGAGGCCGACCCACCGCGAACGGCCCGTCTGCGGTCGCCTCCATCCGCATCCGCGTCGAGCGGCCGGAGAACCGGATGTCCATCAGCCCGTTGTGGATGGCGGTATAAAGCCCGGTGTCGAACTCACTGGCGCTGTCGTAGGGCTGCTCGCGGGGAAAGAACCGATACCCCAGCATGCCGTCCACCGAGGTCGCGGCGTCCAGCACGAGTTGCTTGACATGAACGCGCTTGTCGCCCTCGCCGATCACGATGTTGCCGCTCTCGGCATAGATGCTGCCGGTAGCCGCACGCGGCACGCCATTCTCCGACCATCCATACTCGTGGAGGAACAGCGATCCGCCGGTATCAAGCGGGCCTCCGAGCACGGGATAGTCCATCGTGCCGGTCGGATCACCACACGTCCGTGCCCGCACGCCAATCGTCCAGGGGTGCGCCGGATCAGCGTAGTTGAACGCGATATAGCGATTGCATTCCAGGCTGTCCTCGTCCGCCCAGTCCCACCACAGTTCGCTGAACGACGGGTTGGGCGAACCGAATAACCGCCCGGCCATCGTGCGATTGACCAGCGAAAAGAACCAGTCCTGCACCGTGCAGGGCAACGCCTGCACATTGCCGCTGTACGCCCAGAACGTTTGCAGCCCAGGCCACGCCACGAACGAACCGATGGCCACCACGGCGCGCGGCGAGAGTGGCCCGCAGCCCGACGCGATCTGCACGATACCGTAGGCATACGGCGCACCAACGTAGGTCATCTTGTGAACATCGTTGCCGGTAAAGATCAGCACGCCGTCCGACACCTTGATCGCGGTCATCGTGTAGCTCTGCGTCTGCAGCAGCTTACTGCCCGCGAGGTTGGTGACATCCGGCACCCACACGTCAGGGTTCTCCTGGTCGCTCCATGCGATGTTGCGCGGATCGCCGCCGGCCGCGAGCAGCACGACATGGCGCTGATCCGTCACCACCACGCCACGGCAGTTTATGGGTGCCGCCGTCACCAGCGCCGGCAGCGTGGCGGGTGTGGTCGGCGACCAGCGGTAGAGGTGCCCGTCCTGCGTCGGCACAATCAGCAGATCCTCGCCGAACGTGTCCATGGCCCATCTGTCGCCCATGGTCGCGGCGATGTCCTGCGTGCCGATATCGGCGGCGTCGCGCGAGGTGCCGTAGGCGTCGGCGCTATAGTCGCCCATGCCGTAGCCGACCAGCGCGCCAGGCGGATCGAGCGGCCCGACGCCGGACGGAGTGATGTCGTAGAGCGTCTGCAGATCGAAGCGATACGCGTACAGCTTGCTATCGGTGCCGAACGCGGCCCATCGCACGCGGGCGTTGTCGTGCCAGGTCAGCAGATCGCGCGGCAGGTCGGTAACGGTGGTGCCTGGTTGTGCCACGTTGCCGCCGATCGGCTGCAACTGCCCGCCGCGGAAGCGCACGTTGTTGGCGTCGTACCAATGTCCAGAGCTGGCCTCGGCCGTGGCGTTGCGCCAGACGCCTGGGGGCGGTGCCTGAGCCACGCGCGCCATGTCAGTGCATGCCCCTCGCCGGCGCCGACAGCAGCCGTGGCGAGCGAGCCGGGGCAAGGATGGCCCGCAGTTGCGCCAGTTCCTCGCGGATCACCGCAAGCTCATCGCGGCCCTCAATGGTCGGCGCGGCCTCGCCCACGGCATGCGTCACCGCCTGCTGACCGGCATAGATGATCTTAGTGATCACAATTATCGGTTGCATCAAGCCGAACAGCGTGCCACCGCCACCGAGGTTGATGATGTGGGTGTGGCTGCCGTCCGAATTGATGGTGTGGCTGTGAGCGCCGGCCGCAGCGATGGTATGGGTATGGCCACCGTCCGAGAGGATTGCGTGGGTATGGAATACGCTTTCGTTGCCGGTGATGAAATTATGAGTATGTGCCCCGGCGGTACTGGTGGTGGCATTGCCACCCATGGCAAACGGCCCGGTACCGATACTCGTAGGCCCCGCCGCAAACATTCCAGCGTAGGTGTGACTATGATCACCCTGCGAATCGGTGATGCCAGAGTGGGTGTGCGAGACGCTGTTGCCCCCCGTATTGCCGGTATGGCTATGACTGCCCTGCGTATCCATGGCGTGCGCGTGGGAGCCATCGCTGGTGGTAGCGCCGCCATGGGTATGCGCGCCAGCCGCCGTGACGGAGAGCGCGTAGTTGGGCAGATGTGTTTGCAGGATCTGGTTCGACAGCCAGCCAAGCTGCTGGGCGAAGGTCAGCGACAGCGTGGTGCCGTTCGGGTCGGTGACAGTGCCCGGACCAACCAGCGCGCGGCCCTGGACTTTAGGGAGGCCGAAAGTTGTTGAGCCGTCACCGGCCGACCAATATGTGCCGATGACAGCAAAAAGTGCCGCGAAGGTCACTCTACTGACGAGCCTACCGTCACAAACAAGATAACCCGGAGGAGGAGTGGGACCAGCGTAGTCGATGATGCTGCCAATCGGCATGGCCATACTCAGAAGCTGGTCAATAGCGTCCCAATTCGCGTTAGTCTTACTACCCCACGTGTCACGAGAGGCGCCAATCTCCGGCTTCACTAAGGCCAGGTTGGTGGTGAACGTATCCGGCATTACACCACTCCGGGCGGCGGTTTCTGTGGCGTCGGTGCGCCAGGAATTGTCGTCTCACTGGAGTCGTCCGCGGTTGAGATGAACCAGCCCGCGCCTCTCGGCAGCCTCATCATCCAGCCCCCGATCCCACGGCTGCCCGACCAGCCGCCGACATTGCGCTCATAGTCGCGATACGTCCCGGTTGAGACGCCAGTAGCTGGCCTGGCGGTGAACGGTGCGCGGATCGTCGCATATCCGTAAATGTAGGAGCCATCGCAACTCCGCCATTGAGGGTCCCCAGGCGGAGTTTGGCTCATCTGGCCAGCGAAAGTTGGCATTTCGACTCCTTTTACGCTACAAGTCGGGGCGACATTGGTGCTGAAACACCATGTCGCCCCTAACCAGATGACCCTTATGCGGAGGATCAAAATGGCTGAACGGAAACTGCCAGAAATCGGCCTTATTCGCGAGTGTGTTGACTACGACTCCGATACCGGAGCCTTCACGTGGCGCGAACGCCCGCCGCACCATTTTTCTAGCATCAGAGTTCAGAGATGGTGGAACACCTCCTATGCTAGACGACCGGCCGGAACTGTCAGAGATCGCTATGTCAGGTTTGCGATCGACAATACCATGTTCTACGCCCACCGCATTGCATGGCTGCTGGTTTATGGCGCTCCGGTTCCTCAGTTCCTTGATCATATCGACGGCGACAAACTGAACAACAGCATTGCCAATTTGCGGCCTGCGACAAAGGCGCAGAATTATATGAACTCGCGGCCTCGCGCGAGCAAATCTGGCGTTACTGGCGTATTCCCTAAGCAGTACGCGCAAGGAATACGCTTCGCCGCTTTCATCAAACTTTCTGGGAAACGGATCCATCTGGGACAATTTGCTACGCTCGACGAAGCCACCAAGGCACGGCGCGAAGCGGCCGACCGGCTGTTTGGCGAGTTCGCGCGGCACAGCTAGGACCTCCTATGGTTCGGGATGGGGATCTGCGCCGTTGGCACCGCCGGACACGCGCATCGGCGCGTCGTGTTCCATGCACTGCTGCTGGATGGCGGCGATCAGCGGCGCGGCGATCTTGTATGGCCCTTCGGCGAGCAGGGCCATCAGCGTGTTCCACTCCTGGGCGCGGAGGGTGACGGCGATGGGGGTGTTGGGTTCGATCATAGGAACCTCATGCCGCGATGTAATCGACGGTGAAGTATCGGCAGGTGATGCTGCTCGCGACGGGGTTGGTGGTGTTCTGTCCGGTGATCGACAACGCCAGCGTTCCGGTGTCGGTCTGGGTGAGCGTCGCGGTATTAGAGGTGACCGCGTTATTGTTCGCCATGACGTAGCCTGAGTAGGTTTGCGCGTTGGCACCCGTCTTGCAGACCTCGCCCTCCATCCGCCAACTGGTCTGGCCGGCTGTGGCCACGGTGCTGGAAAATATCGCGCCACTGCTGCCGATGCGACACGCCACCGTCTTACTGTCGGTGCTGGCAGCAAAGGCGCCGCCCGCGCGGATGAGGATCCGGTCACCGACGTTCTTCAGTTGCCCGGCGGCCATCGTGAATGTCTGCAAGGTATCTAGCGTGGTATCCGCGCCGTTGCCGACGTTGGTGTAGGACGAATAGAGAGCCTGTTGCACAGCAATCGGCATGCCGCGCACCGTGACGGGGCCGCCGCTCGGATTGAGCGCCAGCGTAGGGACTTGCGTCCATGTCAGATTGAAGCGTGAGTTGATGCCGCTGCCGCCGGAGAACGTCACGGGGTTGGCCGGTGTTGCCCCGAGTGTCCCGCCGGCCTGGGTGAGCGTCCAGGTCAGCGGTTTGCCGCTGCCGTCGATGGTGTTGACCGTCAGGATGCAGCCGTAGCCGCTCGCGTCATAAAGCTGGTCGCCCACCTTGAACCCGGATGGCGCAGGGGCGCCGCCGTCTATCGTAGGAATGGCGGTTATGAGGCTGCCCACCGCGTCCAATGCAACGGCAGCGGCAGACGTTGAGAGTTTGGCGGCCCCCGAGAACACCGCGCCCGTGCCGTCGATGCCGCCATTGCCCGGCGCACGAAATGCATTGCCGGTGACAAGGATATTCGCGAGGTCGATGCCGTTGACCGTGGTCGGGTTGGTATAGGTCAGACCGGCCAGAGATCCCTGCGGGCGGGGGATGTAGCTCAGCAGACTTCTGGTACCCGCACTGATTGCCGCCTCACCCAGCCGGACGACATCGAGGAACGGGATGCCGTTCGAGCCGATCGAGACGGCGTTATCCTCAAGCGCGCCGTTTACCTGCCCATAGCTGACGATGCTCAGGCCGTAGCGGGACTTCGCGCTGGCGCCCGTGTATATGCCCACGTCGATTTCGCGACCGACGATCGCCTGCCAGTTGGTGGCACCAGCCTGAAGCCATGACTGATCACCGCCGGCATAGCCGAGGCCGATCGCATTGCCCGGCAGCAGTCCCGTGCCGCCGACATTGGCTGAAGCTGCGAAGGTTGAGGTAATCGCCGGCCACTGCCGCTGCTGGGCGGTCGCTGTCGGTCCTGCCGGTGAGCGAACGGACATCCCCACATTGAGACCGCTGCGGATGCCGACGTGATCAGACTGCGCGTAGGACCAGACGGCCGTGCCATCAGCGATGCCGGTGCCGGTGCCAGCCGGGCCGCCGGAAGCCGCCGTCGTGCCAGCGGTGGTGCAGGTGTAGATATTCCCGCCGTTGTTGCGCGTCAGGCCGACGGTGACCGCAGTGCTGGCCTGCCAGGGAAGCGCGCCGACATTACCCTGGATCGAGACCCAGTTGGTTCCTGTGGCGCCGGCCTGCACCACGCTGTCGGTCGGCGTGTTGAACAGGCTGCCGTTGATGAAGCCATTGACCGGGGCAATGCCGGCGAGCGTGTGATTAACCTGGAACCCGTTGGCGACCACGTTGACGATGCCGGCCACGCCCTGCGGCTGTAGGTTGAGGTTCACGCTGGCGTCCGGCCCGAAGGTCCGCACCGCCGGCACACCGCCCGCCGCAGCGTTGCGAATGGAGACATAGTTGCTGTTGGCCCCGTTGGCGGTATCAACGAAGGTGGCGATATTGGTGTTGGTGCCCGGCTGGATCGTCACCGACCCGCCCGCCCCATGACCGCGCAGGATCAGGTCACCAGTCCCGAGCGCACGGATGACCGCTGCGGTGGCCGGCGTAGCGCCCGGCGTCATCGTGATCTGATTGGTGGTGACATCACCAAAGGTCAACATCCCGCCGACCGTCGTGGGTCCGGCGCTGGGATTGAGCGCCAGCGTCCGCTGCGTCTGATCCCAGGTCAGGTTCAGCGTGGCGCCGATGCCATCGGTGACGCCAAACGCCGTGACCGGCACCGGATTGGCCGGCGGCGTTCCCGACTGGATGCTCGGCTGTACCAGCACCGTGACGCTGGCGATCGCATCGCCCGCCAGCGTGTTGACCACATAGACGCCGTTGTAGGCGTCGCGCATCAACGCGCTGGCGTTCCACCCGGAACCGCCGGCGGCGACGGTCGGCGTGCCAGTTCCGACGGAGCCGGTGGCGTCTATCGACAATCCGGTAGGAAGCGCCTTGAGTACGCCGCTGCCGATCTGCGTGGTGCCGGCGCCGTCCACCAGAAAGCCGCGCGAGCGGATCAGGCCCCCGGTAAACGTAGGCTGCTGCATATCCGCGAACCATCCCGCCTGGAATGCCGATGGTGTCGCCGCCGCGTGCTGGAACTCGCTGTAAAGGTAAGCGCTATCGGTCCCGAACGGGTTGCCATACTCATTCCCGCAGAAC